TGATTCAGGCGTTTATTTCGATGTGCCTACAATAACAATTCAAGACGATATAATTTACAATGGATAATAACATAGTCAATGTAAAGTTGCAAGAATACACTCCCGTAAGTTCGGTTGAGCGTGTTGATCGTGGCGGCTGGGTATCTTTTGGGGTGAATAATTTATTCCCACAATACTTGCGTGAGCTTTCAGAGAGTAGTCCAGTGCATGGTTCGTTGTGCATTTCAATCGGTGACATGATTGCAGGCAAGGGAATCACATCGAATACAGGGCAGGAGCGTGTTGATGCGCTCGATGTTTATGGTCAATACTATGCTGCGTCACATGACTTCAAAAAATACGGTGGTTATTTCGTTGAGGTAATATATTCAAACGACCGCAAGACCATTGCAAAGTTGAAGCACTTACCATTTGAGGAGTGTCGCATTGCGGTTGAGGGTGAAGATGAGGAGGTTATCGGAATTTATCACAGCGAAGATTGGGCGAATACACGCAAGAAAAAAAACAGACCGACATTCATTCCAAAGTTCAATCCGAGCATGGCAGTTCAAGAGCCATCGCAAGTGCTTTGGAAGTTTGCATATACAAGCGGACAGATATATCCGAATCCTGACTATTGGAGTGCGGTAAATTACATTGAACTTGAAAGGCAGATAGGAATGTACCACGTGAATAATATCATGAATGGTTTATTCCCTTCATTCATTATTTCGTTCTTTAACGGACAAATTCCACCCGATCAGCAGTGGGATATGAAACGTGACTGGGAGAAACTACTCACGGGCGCACGCAATGCAGGAAAGTTTTTAATGACTTTCAATGAACGCGACACTCCAAAGCCTGACATCACATCATTCCCACTTTCAGATGCTGATAAACAATATCAATTTTTAAGTGAGGAATCGACAAGCAAAGTCATGGTCGCGCACCGAATTACTACACCGTTGATTTTTGGTATTAGAACTCAGTCGGGTTTTGGTTCAAACAAAGACGAAATGGCTGTTGGTTTAGAGATATTTACGAACCAAGTTATTGAGCCAGCGCAACGGTTAATCATTAAAGGTTTCACCGAAATACTTTCGTTTGAAATTCCAAATATTCAGTTGACTGTTATTCCAAACACACCACTTTCATTCTCGGTTGCTACCGAACCACCTCCTGCACCTGCGCCTGTGGTTCAATCACTTGAAAAAAAAAAGGGTTGTTGTCATCAATTAGCTGAAGAAAGTTTCGAGCCAACGAAAGAAATGGCAATCGAAGCTGAACTCGGTTTGAAGTGGCGCGATGAATATGGTCGTGGCGGCACTGAAGTTGGTGTTGCAAGAGCACGCGATATTTCTAATTTGAGGAACTTATCACTTGACACGGTGAAAAGAATGAACTCGTATTTCGCAAGACATGAAGTTGACAAACAAGCTACTGGATGGAACGATGGCGAGGATGGATTTCCAACGGCTGGCAGAATAGCGTGGCAACTTTGGGGCGGTGATGCAGGGCGCGATTGGGCAGCTCGAATACTTGAACAAATTCAAGTTGAGATGGATGCGGTTTCGACCGTTGCGGATGAACTTATTGCGCTGGGTGAAGAACCAAACAAAGACTGGATTTTAATAGATGCTTACGAGGTTGACTACGATACCGACGATGCAGAAAATAAAGAACTCGAAGTTATCGCAGCGCACGAATTAGCAAGTACGGGAACGGCACGACCAAACGCAAATAGCGAACAGGATGCTTTAATTGACGGCAACTACTTCATCACTCGTTACGTATATGGCGGCGATTTCAGACATGATAACATGAGGGAATTTTGCCGCAAGATGCTACGTGCAAATAAGCTATATCGCAAAGAGGATATTGTTGCAATGGAAAGTAGAGCAGTCAATCCGGGTTGGGGTCCTAAGGGTGCAGAGACTTACGATATATGGTTCTACAAAGGCGGTGGCAACTGCAAGCACTTTTGGCAAAAAACAGTGTGGGTTAATAGCAAAGGTGCAAAGATTAACCCTGAAAGTGAAGACGCTCGTAGAATTGCAGTGGCAAAAGCGGAGCGCATGGGTTACAAAGTAAGAAATGAGGCACTTGTTGCAAAGCTACCTGAAGACATGGACTATCGTGGATTTTTACCAACGAATCCAGTGTGGGGCAGAAACGGAAGTGCATACAAGAAAAAATAAAACACTATGGCAGAAGTACTTTTTATCTCGGAAAACTACATAAAAAAATACACTCAGGTTAATGGTGCGGTTGACCCGAATCTTTTATACCCTGCGGTATATTTAAGTCAAGACAAATACCTTTCGCCTTACTTGGGTGATTCGTTATTTGACTACTTAAAAAACGAAATCGCGAACAATACATTGAGCGGTAATTACCAAACTTTGGTAGATGATTACTGCCGTAAAGTTGTCTTGTGGTGGACTATGGTTGAAGCTATCCCATCGCTTACATACAAGCTCGATAACGGAACTTTGGTACAACGTACAAGCGAAGATGCATCTCCTATTTCTGACTCGGTTATGAAGGATGCTATTGAGCGTGCGAAATCAAATGCAGAATATTACACGGGCGTGTTGGTAGATTATTTGTGTGCGAATAGTTCGCTATTTCCTGAATACTCAAATAACGTCTGGCCGCAACGCTCACCAATAGGCGTTAAAAAGAGTAGTTCAAATTACCTTTTTTCAAGCGGCAACACTGCGATGAATACACGTGGACCAGTGTTTAGTAACCTACTGAGTAAGCTCCCATGACCAAAGAGGAACTGAAAGCACAAATAAAAAAAGAAACTGAAGCATTACGCAAGTATGAACGTGAGATGCTACTTAAATTGAAGAAAAATGAATCTAAATCTAAACCCGTTTGACATTGATTTCGCAGAACCTGCAATGACTTTCGTTAAGTCATGCACTTTACTCATGGCTGGCACTGCTTTGGAAGGTGTTGAGCCTGTGCATTTGCCGCCTATTGTGATTGAATGTGCGAAAGTGCTTGCGTACTTGGGTGCGTCAGTTGCCTTTTTTAAGTTTATTTTGGTTCTGATTATGGGCAAAAATGTCACAAATGAGAAATGACATGATAATGATTGCGGTAATCGTATGTGTATTTTTTGCACTTATCATTTACTACGATCATAAACTTGTTAAGAAATCATTTGAAGCAACGAAATCGAGAATAAATAAAATATACGATGGGGCGAAAGCCTTCTTATTCGTTCACTTTTTAGATAACACGCTCAATGATCACGAAGACATTGACGAAATAAATTAAATATGGAAGATTTAACAAACCCAGGAAGCGCAGATTTGGTGCGCGAACTTTTACTAATTGTCGTTGGCTTAATCATTCGAGCCATTGAAAAAAGAAAGTTGAAGAAATCCTTACAGAATGCCGACTCGGTCGCTGAGTGATGCAGTAAAGGAGCTGGCTGATGCTTATTCAATGGCATCGTTAGCTTACATGATGACTTACCCGAATGCACCGCAACCATTTGTCACGTGCGTTTATCGTTCACCTGAAGAACAACTTGAACTCTACGCGCAAGGTCGAACAAAGCCGGGCAAGATTGTGACGCAACTAAAGTCTGGAAGCAAGCACAACACGAAACCATCGCGAGCCATTGACATTGCTTTCAGGTTAGCCGGTGGTGGATTGACTTGGGATAAAAAGCATTTCATCAATTTCGCGCAAATCATTAAAACCATGAATCCTGCGGTAAAGTGGGGCGGTGACTGGAAGAAATTTAAGGACTATCCACATTTTGAAATATGAGTTTACCTAAATACAGAGAATATTTTGAGCCGATTATTTTCGGTAAAAGCACTGAGCCATACCGCAGTCAAGTGGCACGTGTTTACAAGTCATTAAACCTTAAAGGTGAGTGTTCATTTGATAGCTTTTACAACAATTTCAAACGCTTCAAAAAGCAAGCGGCAAAGTTGAGCATCAAAGAGCAACAACCAGCACCAAAGCACAACGCATTTTCAGGCTTATTATACGCACTTAAACCCGAACCGAACCCACTCGGCTTACCAACGTCACGCGAGTCGGTTTATAGTGCCTTCAAATTGCCTAAAAGTGCGAATGATATTCTTTTACTATCAGACATTCATGTTCCTTATCACAATATCGAAGCTCTCACGCTGGCACTTCAATACGGGTTAGAGCACAAAGTGAACACGATTATTTTGAATGGTGACTTAATCGACTTTTATGCAATCAGCCGATTTGAAAAAGATCCACGCAAAAGAGATTTAGCGAATGAGGTTAACACGTGCCGAGAGTTTTTGACCGTATTACGCAAGTTATTTCCAACTCAGGAAATTTATTTCAAGTGCGGAAATCATGATATAAGGTTTGAGCATTACATCATGCGTCAAGCTCCTGACCTTCTCGGACTCGGTGAGTATAATCTTGAAACCTTATTGAAGCTGG